GCCTACGGCAAAAAGCCGATTTGTAAATGATTTGATTAAACGAAGTCCAGAGGGGGCCAATTGAGTAGAAATGTTTGCCGTGGCTGCTGCTCCGCTTCCACCTCCGCCAGTAATTGTAACTGATGGGGCAGTCAAGTATCCAGATCCAGCGTTGGTTACTGTTATTGCCGTAACCTTATTTGATACAACAGTTGCAATTGCGGTTGCAGTTGTTCCATATCCAGCAGTTGGAGTTCCAATTGTTACAGTTGGAACGCTTGTATATCCACTTCCATCGTTTGTAACAGTAATTGATGCAATCTTGGTCCCCTGCTTATGGTTATCTGTTCCATCGGTAAATTGGAGATCGCTTGATCCATCGGTCCAAAACAACTTGTTATTTAGCTGTGCAAACTCTAGTTGATTTGTGGAGTTTACGAATGTTCCGCCAGTAGTCGAAAACGTGCTTGAACCTGTATTGTATTTATAAAGAGATCCGTTTGTGGCAAGAATAATTGTCTCAATGTTTGGCGTATCAAAATAGAACATGCCCTGAACTGTGCTGGCCGTAGAAAAACTTGTTGAAACTGTCTCAATGCCCTGGCGAGTCTGAAGGTTACCATTAGGCGAAATGGTCATGTTCAGCAGCTCTGAGGCTGCGTTATCCGCAATAAGATTGGGGCTAATGCCAGATACCTGGCCACCATCAAAACTTGGCGTTACAGCTACCGACAGTACATCATCTGTTGCATCCGTGAAGTACGGCATGGCTTTAGATGATCTCTTCTAAACCAAGTTCGCCAAGAGATGTTGGGGTGATCTGCTTCATTCCGCCAACCTGGCTCAATTCGTAATTCGCCATAGATGCCAGGTCGGTATTGGCAGTTTGAACAACAAGCTGTGCCTTGCCATACTGACGCTCACGCTCAAGGGCATCGGCATGCGTCAAGGCTAGTACGACATGACTGACATGCGGAAGGCGAAGTTCGTCACCAATGGCGTTGGAGGATGGTGGGAAATCTACAACGTAGTTCGAGCGAGTAAGGCATTGGAGTTTTTCGATTACCTTTAATGTCGATGTGCTGGTTGTATCTAGTCCTGGGTAAACGTCAATTTGAGCGATACCAGAAGAGTTGCGCCCCTTAAAATAATACGCCTGCGGTGTGCCAGTTCTGTTGATGTCCAGCAGATCAGCATCTTGCGATATAATCGTTGCAAGATCCATTGGGGTAAGTTCGTTGTCCCCCCAAGCAACGGAGAGAGGTGTCTCTACGTTTGTGCCGAGGGATACTGTGCGTGATAATGTTATTGATGCGGTTGGGGCTACCAGCACCCCAAAAGGTGTGTTAGGATTCCATTGCGTTAAGTCAGTTCCATTTGTAAAATATACAAAAAAACTTTCATTTGTATCAAAAAGCTCCCAACTAGTTCCGCCAGTAAACTCAATAAAATTATCTCCAGTTGTTGCGATAAATGAATTTGTCCCAAAAGATGTTCTTGTGTAAGTTCCGTTTGATGTTGTTACATCTGCTCCAGACAGAATAACCTGCGCAATATCCGTAATCCCATACGTCGAATTGGTAACAGTCTCGCGCCAGGGCGCAAAGTTCCAAACGCGCCGATAGTTTAGGGCTGCTGCCTTTTGCAGGAAGGTGATAGTATCAGCATCGGTCTTGCCGATCTTCTCGCCTGCAAACTGAGCGATTTCGGTGATCGTCATTTGCTGGCCAGTTGCGCTTCTAGACTGTCTACCTTGGCAGAGAGTTGTTGGATTGCTTTGACCAATACTGGAATCAACTTGCCAGGAGTCATTGCGAGCTGATCTTTATTCTCATCCTCAACAAGACCAATCCAATTCGCATTATGCTTATTTACAACATCCAAAGATTCTTGAGCAATAAATCCAGCATCAGTTAGCCCTACTCGCATTCCATCGCGCTGGTTCCATGTAAATTTAACTGGACGCAAGTCCTTAATAAATTCAATTCCAACTGGAATGTCTTCAATATTGCTTTTGTCTCTGGCATCAGATAATGCTGAAATTGTGGATGTTTGACATCTTAAAGTTGCAATTGCAGAGTTCCCAAGAACAATTGTGTTTGATGCTGCCGTGCCACCACTTGTATTAACCGCCCCATTTCCAATGAATGTATTGTTTGATCCAGTTGTGTTGTTGCCAGCAAAATATCCAATTGCCGTGTTAAAAATTCCAGTTGTATTGTCTCCTAATGCAGCATATCCAAACGCACTATTGTTACTTCCAGAAGTATTTGAATCAAGAACTCCAACTCCAAATGCAGAATTAAATGATCCTGTATTATTAACTAAGAGAGATTGTTCCCCAAATGCGCTATTAAAGCTTCCGCTTGTGTTCGCTTGTAGCGCGCTATTACCAACTCCAGCATTTAAACCTCCAGTTGTATTGCTGCCAAGCGTATTAAGCCCAAAGGCAACATTAGCTTGACCTGCTCCTGTTCCAATTGTGCGTCCAGCTATTGTTGCATTGCTGGAGGATGTGAAATTATTAATAGTTCCAGCCGTAAAATTGCATGAAGTTCCAAGCGATCCAGAATAGGTTCCACCAGTAAGTGTGCCAGTAAGAGTGCTTGCTGTTAGTGTTTGAATTGTCCCAGCCGTCAAGCTTCTTGCTGTTCCAATCGATCCAGAATATGTGCCAGTACTCGAATTGATTAATCCAGAGTATGTACCAGTACTCGAATTGATTAATCCAGAGTACGTCCCACCAGTAAGGTTTGTTGCCAATGTGCCAGCACTTAATGTTTGGACAGATCCAGTAGTGGTATTGAGCGTAGCAACAGTTCCAGTTGTGCTATTAAACGTTCCAATCGTCCCCCTGGTGCAGGAAAGCGTGCCAATCGTGCCAGAGTTAATGCTTAATGCGCACTCAGGGTTGATTACAGCATCCGCAATCAAAGCGTTAAGCTTCGTATTGGTTACTGTATCGTTTGCACCAAAGCTGGTTCCTGCTGTAAAATTCGGCATATTTTCTCCTAGTTGTTCCTATTTTTTATTACGTCCCAAGCCATTGAACATATAAGGCCAATAACGCCAGAGAGGGCTAGTATCTTAGTCCTTAGATGCTCCAGCGCATTAACCTTATTAGCAAGATCTCCGTAGTTTGCAAGTGACCTTTCGACCATTGAATAAAGCTGAACCTGACGCTCCTCCATCCTGGCGAGCTTCAATTCTATGTTCCAAACTTGGTCTTCGCTCATGGCTTAGTTGCCCCCAAGTCAGATGCAGCTCCCATGTCCGAATAAACTGGCAGAGCATTGTTATCCTGCTTGCGTGGCGAGCAAGAGGACAAGGAAAGGCACAGAACGGAGATGAGTAGAAGATTCATTATAGTTCTTTAATCCACTTAAATGATTCGTCAATCTGACGAGAAAACTCTTTGCCCAACACGGCATTCCAATCTTTCTCCAAAGGCTCTACCTTATTGCGGATAGTGTGATCTCCGTAAGGCCAGCCAAGTTCGTGTTCTGTGGTGTATTGTTCCACATTATCAAAGTCGTGGCTGGGGGATTCTAATCCCAAATAATTCCAAACCGCGTCCATAGTTTCCTTGGGTTCTTCAGTCAAAGATTCGAAGTGAACAAAGTGCAGTTTGTCTTTATGCCTCTTTACTGCGTCCGATATTCTTTCTACTGCAATTCCAAGCGGAGGAATGTTGAGCCAACCTTGCGCTCTCTTCTCTACAGTTGTCCAATTTTGGGGGCTTTGTTTTTCAACGCCTGTAAATGGGAATGGATGCTTTTGCCATTTCTTTTCAAAGGAAGACAGGATTCCTCGCATATCACGAACTGGAACCAGCACTTTAGCGTTGGGCCAAACAGCAAAAAGCATATCTAAATGACCAACCCAAGAACGGCATTTATCTGCCACGATAGGTCTATCTGTTAATCTATTAAAGGCATTTTCGCATCCACCCTTCACATAGTCATAAAATAAAGTCTCGCCATCTTGGGGGTTTGGTATGGTCTTAAATTCTTCGGTGCTACGAAACTCTCTCGCTATGTAGCCAATTTCGTGCAATCCGCTGGTGGCTGTTGAATGGACTTTCTCGTTTTGTGCGAGCAAGTTCATTAGTAAGGTTGACCCTGCTCTTGGCAGGCCAGAGACGAAGTGGATGGTTTTAGACATACGAGGATTTTGAATGAAAACTAGGATTTCTACAAGTTCTTTATGACTGTGACATTTGTGTTTCCTTGGAAACTTAATCCAGTTCCAGCCGTCCAAGAAGAATCTGTACTTCTTGCTCGGATGGTTAATGGTGAGGCTGTGGCGCGGAATGCCTCAATTCCAGTAAAAGCTGATTGTGCAACATAGCAAAGAACTGTGGCTAGGCTGGTGCAATCTTTGAACGCATAACTACCAATACTAGTTACGCTGTTAGGAATAGTGATGCTGGTTAGGCTTGAACAATTATAGAATGCATAACTCCCAATACTAGTTACGCTTGAAGTTGGCGTAAAGGTCACGCTTGTAAGGCCAGTAGAAGCGAACGCATAACTTCCAATACTTGTTACGCCAGTACCAATGGTGGCGGTGGCTAGACTGGGACAATTTTGGAAAGCATAACTACCAATACTAGTTACGCTGTTAGGAATAGTGATGCTTGTAAGGGCAGTACTATTAAACGCATAATCGCCAATAGTTGTGACACTGTTGCCAATGGTTGCTGTAGTTAGACTAGTGCAATTAAAAAATGTACCGCCATCAAGGCTTGTTACGCTGTTAGGGATTGTTATGCTTGGCAGGGAAGTGCAATTTCTAAAAGCATCACCACCAATACTTGTTATATTTGAAGTTGGTGTAAAAGTGATGCTGGTTAGATTAGTGCAATTTTTAAAAGCTTCGCCTGGAATACTGGTCAAACCTGTTCCAATGGTTAATGTGGTAATAAAAGAATATGAGAATGATTGTGTACCAATTGTCGTTACACTATTTGGAATTGTTATGCTGGTTAAGCCACAAGCCTCAAATGATTGAAGACCAATACTTGTCACGCTGGATGGAATTGTAATGCTAGTTAGATTATTGCAACTATCAAATGCTCTAGCACCAATACTCGTAACACTAGATGGAATTGTAATGCTAGTGATAGAAGAACCATTAAACCAATCTGCTCCAACTGTAACGATGCCATTGGCCAATGTAATATTTGTTGGGCAGTATCTAAATGCATCGCTCCCTATACTAGTTACTCCTGTTCCAATGGTAGTTGTGGCTAAACTTGTGCATCCATAGAATGCTCTGCTACCAATGGCAGTTACGCTGTTTGGAATGGTTATTGTGGAAAGACTAGTGCAATAATAGAAGGCGTGACTACCAATGGCAGTTACGCTGTTGTTGTTTGCAAAAATAACATAGGCGACAGTAGTTTCGTTTGCTACCCAAAAGTTGGGAATATTCCCAGTATTTGTTGATCCGACTTGTACACCAGCAGGGTCGAAGGCTTTCGAGGTGGTGATGGGTGCTTCGCCAATTTTGAGTATATTTTGCACCCCCAACCCCAATGAAAGTCTTGGCATATAATTAAAATGCAATCATCCGCCAGGGAATAGAACCTTGAGCGGTATGACTGCTGATATAATTAACCAGCTATGTACCCAATCACTCGGCCAGTTCCAGCCGTATAGCTGTTAAACTCGCCATAGATGATGTTGCCAGAACCAATCGTAATGCCTGTAAGAGTACCATCAAATTTACCGCTAATCGCGCTAAATGTAGTATTTTCAAGCATCTGGATCGCCCAATAGCCTGGTGTAGCTGTTCCTTGCGTCCCTACGGAAAATCCGTATTGAGCTTGGAATTTATCTAATGCGCGTGACATTAGGTGTGCAGGGCAATTCTGTAAGAAGTGCCGTTAAGGGTCACGTTCAAGGAAGCAGGAGCGGTTGCAACAGTATTAACTGTGCCACCGCTGGAGCTTGCCGTAAACTCGATCACGTTCTCAAAAGGTGAGCTTATGATTCTGATCGTCTTGTTCCTTGCTTTAAGCGGACTGCGATATAACTCATTTGACATATTGTTAATCTCCTTTGCGACTCCAGGCACGTTTCACTTGATCCGCGCTGAATTCGCTTTTGAATCTACTGCCAAGTTTTTGTTCCTGGCGGTAGTACCCCTTCATAATATTTGTTTTATTAGACCCAAGTGGGTTGTCGAGGGGTTCGCCAACACCAACAAGAGCCAAACGTTGTGGGACAGTAAACCGCTTCAGATACTTAGGGACTGAGTCCCTTTCAGCTACTGATTTTTCCAGTTCAACGACTGAACCATTTCTGGTATCGGTGTACTGGTAAACAGGCATTAGCTGTAGTTCTCCTCGTCGGCATTCTTCGCCAGCTCACGCATTTTGTCCTCCTCAGACATGTCGTTCTCTTCGTTATTCTCGGACTCGCCTTCGATCATGGCCTCATTGACCTTGATGTGAGCTACTCCGTTCTTAACCATTTGAACAACACCGCTGAGTTCAACTTCATCACCTTCAGAAGGAGGAACATTGTCTCCGCCATCATTAACTTCAAGCATCGACAGGGGCAACATGACCATGCCTTTCGACATTTTCATATCACCACCTTTATTCATTCCTTCTTTCATTTGATCTCCGTTGGAAGAGGCTGGGGAGGTTTTACCCTCCCCAGCTTTCCGAGGACCCATAGCGATTACTAGGGTTCCCATTTAATTGTTTAGCTGTAGTTCGACTTCGCGAAGATCGCGCGGAAGAACGTAGTATCCAATTGTTTAGCAGCATAGTAGGTTTTAAAGGATGCCACTACGCGTTGACCATAGGGGTCGGATTTATCAGCAGCGTCAAGGATCGTGACCTTCGGTGAGAAGGGCGAGCCAGAGGCAACAACTGAGTTCAGGCTGGGAACTCCAAAGGAGTTTCCGCCCAAGAGCAAGTTGCCGTAGACAGCAGCAGATGCCGTAGCAGCGTTAGCCACACCAGCAGCAGCAGTTGCAAAGGTCTGAACGTTGGTGCTGGAAACGACTTTGCAGCCGAACAGCGAACCGATTTCACCTTTGAAGATGGCTTCAGGGTTCGAGTAGCTCGAAACCTTCAACCAATCGTCATCCTGCTGGAGGTCACGAATGACCGCAGGGTGAGCGACAAGGACGTAAGAATCCTTGATCTTAGGCGCACGGCTGATGA